TACTGCGGAATCTCCCCCTCATTGACCTTCTGCTTTTTCGTTAGGAAGTCCGTGGTGAACTTCTTCTGCAGGAGAGCTGCACCTTTATACTTCTCGTTCCTGAGGATGCTGTAGACCGTACTTGCCTGCCAGTTTTCCTTTCCTGCCGGGGTTGGAATCCTTTGTGCAGTAAGCGCCTTTGCTATCGTAAGGAACGTATCGCCGGACAGGAACATGTCATAGATCATGCGGACTGTCTTTGCCTCCTCTTCCACGATCATCGGCTGGCCGTCCGGTCCTTTCTCATATCCGAGAAACCTCTTGTACGGCATCGTTACTTTCCCGTCCCTGAAGCGTTTCCGCATCCCCCAGGTCACGTTCTCCGAAAGGGATCTTGATTCCTCCTGTGCCAGAGAGGACATTATCGTGATGAGCAGTTCGCCCTTGCTGTCCAGTGTGTAGATGTTCTCCTTTTCGAAGTAGACCTCCACACCCTTTTCCTTCAGCTTCCTGACGGTGACAAGACTGTCGACCGTATTCCTCGCGAATCTGCTAACCGACTTTGTCACGATGAGGTCTATCTTTCCCGCCAGCGCATCGTCAATCATGGCATTGAATCCATTCCTTTTTCTTGTGTTCGTTCCTGAGATGCCCTCGTCCGTATAGACGCCGACGAACTCCCAGTCGCTCCTGCTCTGGATCAATTCCGTGTAATAGTCGACCTGAGCCTCATAGCTTGTGAACTGCTCGTCGCTGTTCGTTGAAACTCTTGCGTATCCGGCAACTCTCTTTCTGGTCACCATGTTCACGGGCATCCCTGTATGCATTTTCAATGTTGCCGGTATGACGGTTACGTTCTTACCCCGTGCCATTTCTTCTGCCTCCTTTTTTTCCTGCCTCTCTGGCAGCCTCTTTCATTTCAGGCGTCCACGACCTGCTACGCGACGTGTTTTTCCATCGTCTAACGATTACTTCCCCATCTGTCATGTGGAATATCAGTATGTTGCTTTTCTCGTCTGTACCAGCCGTTATACTGTCGATTCGCTCGTTGAATACATCATCGTCCATCTCTTCGATATCGAGAACCTCACAGGTGATGCTCCTGAGGATGTCTTCGGGTATCTGCTTCGCATTGCAGACCTCCCTTCCCTTCCTCTTATATGTCACACACTGCCAGACCCTCTTCTTGTTCCATGCCCTGATGAAAGTCGCCCCGCACTTCGCACATTGGATCTTTCCTGTGAACACCGTCCTCTTTTGGGGAGCACGTCCCTCATAGGTCTTTCTAATCTCCTTCAGCCGTTCCTGCGCTTTCCCGAAGGTCTCCATGTCGATAATCGCATCGTGCGTCCCTTCCGCATAGTACTGGGGCAGTTCCCCGCGATTCGCCTTGACTTTCTTCTCCAGATGGTTGTTCACATACCACTTCTGCATCAATGCATTGCCCGTATACTTTTCCTGTGTGAGAAAACTCCTGACAGACGGCTCAAGGATCGTACCACCGTGGATGCCGGTGATGCCCTGTTCCCTCAGGGAGTGCGCGATCGATTCCATGCTCTCCCCGCCGATGAACCGGTCGAAGATATCCCTGATGATTTGTGCCTTCTCCTCATCGATTGTGAAAACGCCTTTGTCGATTTCGTATCCGAACAGACGCCTGACGCCCATCACTTCACCGCTTTCAAAGCCCTTCCGATATCTCCATTTCATGTTCTCGCTTGCCGACAGGCTCTCCGCCTGTGCAAAGGCCGCGATCAGTGTCAAAAGCAGTTCCCCTTCGGCGGTCATCGTATTGATTCCCTGCTCCTCAAACACCACTTCAACGTTCAGCCCTCTGAGCTCACGGATCGTCTCCAATAGAGTTAACCATTATTCTTTTCCTCCTGTATTACGTTGAATTCGTTAGTGGCGTTATTGATCGCCGGCCTTCTGTCCGTCTTCGGGACCAGCGTCGGCTTTCCCGGCGGTTTGTAGATGAGATCGCCGAGTATCTCCTTGAATTTCGCTTTGCCCATCAGTTTTTCCATATCCGTGAGGGTGATGAGCGACTTCCTCCAGATATCTTTGAACCCTGCTTCCTTCGCCGCCTGCGCGACTGCCTGCTCGTCACGGTACTTCCTGACGGAACGGCCTTCCACGACCTTGAAGCCATTCCACTCCTTTCCATGGCTGACCGCCGCATCCGTGGCATAGGCAGTGATCTCGTTCGCCCACTTGGTCAGATCCGGAAGGACCTTCAGGATGTCCTCGATCTCCGCATCGGTCAGAAGGGGCGGTCTGCGGAACTCCGTCTGCGCCAGCCTCAGCTTTTCCTCCGCTCTGGCCCTGCAGCGGACCGCCGCTCTGCAGAAGGTGCACCACTCGCCGGGGACGTATTCGCCCTGACCTTCAAATGCCATTTGTGCTTTCGGCTTTAATTCCTCTTCGGCCCAGGCCTTCAGGTCTTCGACCGGGACAGTCCATGTGCTCACGTTCTCGCGCCTCGGCTGGAAGATTGTCATCGACACCTCGCTGATGTCGTAGAGCGCATCGAAGACTTCCAGCGCACCCAGTGCGTAGAGCTTCATCTGCGGATTGTCCTCCGCCTCGACCAGAACGCCCATTCCGTACTTGAAGTCGATGATGTGCAGTCTCCCGTCAGAGATGATGATGCAGTCTCCGGTCCCGAACCCCTCCGGCACGTAGCAGGAGAAGTCCAGATGCTGCTCGATCAGAACGATCGGGTCGGCGCAGGTCTGCTTTGCCGCTTCCACCTGTTCCATCACGTAGTCGCGGTAGGCGTCCGTGCATTCTTCCATCTCATCGGAGTCATATTCGGAAACAGGGCGCCTGCTTCTCATGCGCAGTTCCTTCTTCAGCTTGTGCTCGCACAGAGCATGCGCCGCTGTTCCCTCTCTTGCCGCCTCCGACGAAGTGTTCTCGAACTCGAGCTCCAGCCTTGCCGACGGCGTGCATTCTAGCCATCTGTGGGATGCGGACGGTGACAGTACTGCGTGTTTACTCATCTGCAAGTCCCTCCGCTTCCGCAAGGATCTCCGCATAGTGCTTCGGATCCACATCGCTCAGCCTGTCCGCACCATGCTTCGCAATGATTGCCCTGACCTCTGCGGTGTGGCCTGCACGGCTCTTGTCCGCGAGCACTCCCCTGACCTTCTCAAGACTGACCGTCTCGATCTGCTTTGGCGCTTCCGACACTTCAAGTCCTTCCGTCACTGTGGTGCACACCGCATGGATGCTTTCCGACAGCACCTTCAGATCCTCCGCGACCTTCAGCAGTTTCTCGATAATCTCAATCACCAGTTTCGCTTTGTCCATTCTCTTCTCCTTTCTCGCAGATCGCGATCTCTCCGACGCTGTCTCCCGGGATCAGGACCATTACCTTCCGCCTGTCTCCGATGAAGAGGCGAAGTATGCGATCCCTGATGGTGACGTTCCGGCAGCTTACGATTCCGCCCGTCTGGGGCTGTTCTGAAACACTGATCTTGACTTTGTGCTTCAAACCGTTTTCCTCCTTTCTGAGGGAGGTATCGTTTGTTCCCTCATCACTTAGCCGCGGGAGAAGATGAAACCTTATCGTTTCGGACAAAAAATAAAAAAAGACCTGCAGGATTTCTCCCACAGGTCTAAGAGACAACTTGCTTTAACTTAAAGCGACCATATATCCCAATGCGTCTGTAAGTTTGGCATTCATTTCGGAATAGTAAGCTGTTTTGGCTGTGTTATAAGCGATAACATCACTGTTATCGGCTATTGTGGCAATGTCTCCCTGCATCGAGTCCATCATAGCAGCCATACTTGCTGTTGTGCTGTTAAGGCTGTCAAGTCTTCTATTTGCATTTTGAAGCTCGTTATAAAGCATATACTGGTTATCCTTGATTTTTTCAAGTGAAGAGATGACCGCTGACAGCTGGGATATAATCATGTTCGCACGCACCTCAGATTCATACAGGTTATACGCACCTGTTGGTCCTTCAAGTGAATCGCATCTGCCAGTAACAAAGTACTCATACATTGTTGTATATGCTACGATGTTCCGGTACTTTGGGAATATGATATTTGCGCTCAGAAGCTTATGCCTTGTCTCAATCAGATTCTTCATCAACTGCTCGGCCTGCTCTTTTTCTAATGTCAGTGGCAATTTGTTGCTTGCTATTTCTTTATTATTGATTTCTATCTCTTTTTCGACATCCTCATATGCTGCTTTTGCTGTAGCAAGCGCATTCTTATATTCAGCGGTTCTCTTTTCCTGCTCCTGCTGGATCATTGGTGCATACTCTTCAGCCATCGCCTTTCTGGTGCTGTTATATTCATCCGTCGCCTGCTGTTCAAGTTTTTCTATGATGGCGCTTCGCTCTCTGACCTTTGCTTCCCATTCCTGATATGCTTTCTTATATACTTCTGTTTTTGCTTGATTGGCCTCTTCCACTTTCTTCCGGTTGAAAAACTTCGGTTCTTCCATAACCGGTTTCTCAGGTTCCATCGGTGCAGGAGGATACTGCGGAGTCATATCCCTGCGGGCAATCGGCGGTATTAGCTCAAGTGGATTAACAATCGGTTCTCCTTTACCTAAGAGTCTGGTGTATTCCATATGCAGTTTATTTCTCTTATCCTGCAAAGCCTTTATGTCTGATGCAAAACCAATCCGGTAAGTCTGAACGCACTCGCTCTCATCAAAATACAGTGATTCCATTCTGTTTGAAAGAGAATATATTGAAGTCTCAACATTAATCAGCTTTTCCAGATACTCTCTGATCTGCATTGGATCCAGATTATGTACCGCACCCACTCCAGATTTCACCATGGATTGATCGCAGTTCGCCTGAATTGTGTCAGTAAGCCGTTTGACTAATGCCTGCCCATCATATGCGAAGTTCCTCCTGAGAAAACGAAGAAATGCAAATATATCTTTGTTCACATGGTCTGCAGGATGCGGAGGGTACTTTCCTTGTGACTGTTGTTCTTTAGCCCAATCCTCATTTTTCTTAAGACTAAAATATCTTTTGCGTGCGCTGACAGGGTAAACTGAAGTATGATACCGATAGTCATCATCAGCTCTCCAATATTCCATATCCCCTACAATATATTTTTCATACTCTTTTTTCCAGCCATCTAAAGATTGCATGGCGCTAAATATGGGCTGAAGTCTTTCCTCAAGTTGTTGCTCACAAGTTTCAGTCTGCCACTCATAATAGATATTTATATTAAGACCTTCCCAGATGTTTTCAACCTTTTCATGGTAGTCTTGGCCATTGTACCAATCAATCAGATAATCGATCAGGAATTTTCTTGAAATGGCATATCCAAATTCATATCCTAACAACTCTTTACTGTTCCGATTGTTGTGCGTTATCATTTTTTCGCCGCACTTTTTGCATACCAATTGCTGATCAAATTTTCTCCAAGTATTTAGGTCTCCATATAAAAATGAGTACTGCTCACACCCGCATTTCCTGCATCTTTGGTAGGATTCTCCCATATACCAAAAGACCTGTTCTCGCATATTTTCAGGGAAACTATCACCCTTGCTTGTATGCCTTAGAACTTCCGTTTTCTTTTCAAGTTCATCAAAATCAGGTACTTTAATAGTTTCGGACAATTCTATATGACTCATTCTTGTTTACCTCCATTTCTCATTAAAGGAACAACCACTCTGTTCCTCCAATAAGATGATAATCATCAAGCTATTATCGGTTCATTATCATTATAACAATGTGGCTCTTTTGGGACAATAAAAAATGGCCCTGCATGAAGCAAGGCCGTTCGTTCATCACTTTATTTTCTTTTCAAGGCACCGCTTATATAATTCCTCGCCCGTTCCGTTCAGACCCAAGGAAGTATATGCATCGTGAAGGTAGTTCAAGTTCTCCAGTTCACTTTCAGATATCGTGTCCTGCCCTAACAGGTATCTGCACTGCCGGTAGAAGGAGTCATGGGCCAGTGCCTTCAGAGCCGCCTCGAACTCCTGCTGTTTTTTCAGCATTCCTTTGATCCATACGATCACAGCCCCAACAAATGCTCCGGCAGCCGAAGTGATGATCGCCTTTAATATCAGTTCAACCATACCCATCACCTCACATCGCAGTGCACGGCAGTGCCCATGTTTCTGGTCCCGTGGTAGCAGAAATTGGATCCGGAAAGCGAATACCAGAAAGACTTCAGCTTGTTCCTCTGGGCATTTGTCTTCGTGAACGCACCGGCGATATCAGCCGCCTTGCCAGAGATGTGTCTGGACTTACTGGCAGATCCGGACTGCAGGCTGTTCCACTTCTTGCAGCGGATGCCAGATGTGATGGTCGTCGGGCCGAACTTTACTCTGGCTGCTTCCAGATTTTTGAGCAAGGCAACAGAAAGATATGCCGGATACCCGGTGCAGTATTTCCCGCCGCAGTGACATCTGAACTCCGTGATGGAGAAGTGTGGCGCATAGCACTTGACGCGGTACAGGTTCACAATCAGCTTGTCGGTGTCAGGACCGTACTTGCCGTCCTGATCTGACTTCCTGACGAAGTACTTCTTCTGCACCTTCAGGATGTTCGCCTCCGTGTACTCTCCAAGGCCCAGATACCTGAAGTACTCGACCCTCGCCTCCTTACTCAGCATCCTCATCACCTCCGAAGCCGTCTTCCTTGAATCCCTTCAGGAATTCCTGCGCTTTCTGCGCTGCCGGCGTCCAGTTGTGGTTCTTCCAGCACGCATGCAGGAATGCGATCAGACCGAGGATGTAAGACCCCCATTCGATCACTTCCGCTTCACTGACAGGAAGAGGCGTCATCCCCTTCGCCACCAGGAACGCATTGATGATAACGACCAGCTCCGCGAGTAGATACACCCACGCTTTCATTGTTTCTCTGTTCATTCCCTTTCCTCCTCATACGGACAGAAAATAGTGTCCTTCAAAATTGCAAACAAATACTTACCGTCATACGGACATTTGCTCTTGTGCATCGGGCAGTCCGTAATCCTGCACGTGCAGAAACAAAAAATATGAGGATTGCTCCTCACCTGCTTAATATATTTCTTTAGGCCTCTTGCCACTTTTCCATTCCTCCTTCGTCATCGGTCTCTTCTGCTCCCTCGGCATCGCAAGCCAGACAAGCAGGATCAGAGCAATAAAAAAGCCGGCTACAAGTCCGGCAACACAAGCCAATACGTATCCCATATAAACCTCCTTTTACATATCACTGGCCAGTTTGGTTCTTCTCCACATATACACGGCCAAATACGGCGGCATGTTCGCATTTGTTGTATTGCCGCTCGATCCCGCATAGGATGTATATCTGGTCTGAAGCTTTCTGCTGCTCGACATTACATACGCACTGGAACTTCCGCTGCCATTGCTCCAGATATTTCCGATATCATGTCTGTGGTACGGAATAATCGCATTCTTGTTACCACCCGTTGCCAGCGCTCCATATGTAATTGACGAATCCTGCGGTGCAGTTCCTGCAGCAAGAAGGAATCTGCCCTGTATCCTGGTCCACTCGCCTCCGAATAATACGGCCGGACTTGTACTGCTTGCTGAAATGTAGACATATCCGACCGGAAATATCTTATCGAAAATGGAAACACCATCGAACTGGATATCGCCCTGTGTGATATATGTTTCTCCACTGTCCCCTCGGATGCTCATAAATTCAGGACTCATTTCAGCAGCAGAGTAACTGAACTCCTCTCCATCAAAGGATTCCTTTGTCATCTGAATCCCGTATTCCTCCAGCGGATGTGATGAAAGGGATAATGTCTTGGAGTCATATGTATCATTTTCTCCGAACTCCGTATACATCATGTTCAGATAACTCGATGCCAATTCTGCCTGCTGGATCTCCTTATCAATATCCATGCATTCATACCAGTCGTTCAAATCGGTCGGTTCCATTTTAAGAATCCCGTCGCATACCCTTACAACGCCTGACACGAGCTGCGCCAGAGCCGCTCTGTAATCCGTATAGACCGGAACATAATAATGCCCCGGATTTGCATTGTATTCTGCTTCTGTCGGCTGCGGAAAGCACCCTTCGTATTCACCGGTCTCTGCATTGTATTCGCAGTACATATATGTTTCCGCATCGTAGGCATCGACTGCTGTGCATTGACGATAGGTACATGGTCCGGCCTGATCCGCGTATCAGCTTCGCACCAGATGCAACGATCGCAACTCCTGCCACTACGATTGCCTTAACTAAAGCTGCAATAATCTGCGGCACCGCTTTAACCAGCACCGGAATGCACTTAATTAAGCCCACCACCAGCGCGCCTATAATCGCTACACCGGCTTGCACGATCTTTCCCGTATTTGCTGTAAGTGCAGACAGAATTGATGTAAGAACTACTGGTATCTTTGATGCTACCTTCGGAAGCGCTCTTACAATTCCGGTAAGTAGCCCCGTCATGATATCCACGCCAGCTTTGGTGAACTTCCCGATATTCTTTGAGAATGAATCGATGAGGGATATAAGGATATCCGTCCCTGCCGCTATCAGGCCTGGAAGACTCTTCGTTATACCGTCGATGATGGCAAGGACCGTATCCGTGCCTGCCTCGAGCATCTGCGGCATGGTTTTGCTCAGTGCTTTTACTATGGCAGGTATCGCTTTCTTTGCTGCCTTCGCCATCTTTGGCAACGCCTTAGATATCCCCTGTGCGATATCTCTAAAAATATCCGGGATCTTACTGAGAATGCTTACCGCCTTACTGCTAATCGACTTAAAAGTACTTGTGATCTTCTCCCTGGCATCATCATTTGCTGCACAGAAGATAGAAAGTGCTGCAACGACAAGTCCTATTCCAATAGCTGCAAGTTTCCATGGACCAAGTGCCATCACCCGGCTCAATGCCATCTGCGCTTTGGTATAGATCCTGGTCGCAAGTGTGCCTTTTCCCGTAGCTGCAGTCGTCTTATATATCCCAGCTGCATTGGCACCGTAAAGCGCCGTGTTCGTTTTTATTACGGCCTGCTCTGCTCTGGATGCTGCTTGAACTGCCTTGAACTTTGTGGTGAGCGTTGTCAGTGTCTTACCAAGAACACCTGATTCTCCTTTCAGCCCGGCCATCGCACTAGCAAAGTTCGCATAGGCACTGACGCACTTCATGGTGATGCCAAGCATCCCTCCGATTGCGATGAACAGAGGCCCTATCGCTGCTGCCACTGCGGCAAGACCTACCACAAGGCTCTTTTGCCGAACGGAGAGACTATTGAACCAGCTCACCAGTTTCTGCACGACGCTGACCATCACTTTTACGGCCGGCGTAAGCGTATCCGATACCGCAATCGCAAGTTCCTGCAAAGACGAAAGAAGGACAGTTACCTGCCCTCCGAAGTTATCCAGCATGGTATCCGCCATCTTCCCGGCAGCGCCAGATGAGTTGTCTATGGCGGAGGCTAGTTTATTGAAGTCCTGATCTGAAGCATTGATCAGAGCCAAAAATCCAGACATAGCGTTTTTACCTGCCAGGGTGCTGGCCGCTGCTGTTTTTTCTGTCTCACTCATGCCGGACATGGATTTACGAAGATCGACAAGAACATCTCTGAAAGGCCTTGCCTTCCCATTGGAGTCCGTCATGGATACACCAAGCTGGTCCATTGTTTTCTGAACCGCTCCTGTCGGTGCTGCCATTCGGGATATGATAGAGCGCAGTGAGGTACCTGCCTGCGTTGCCTTGATGCCCGCATTTGCCATAAGACCTGTTGACAGCGCCACATCCTCCATGGAATACCCCATTGCACCAGCAACTGCAGCAGCGTACTTAAAAGTCTCACCCATCATGCCGACATTGGTATTTGCATTGGATGAAGCCGCCGCCATGACATCCGCGAGATGACCGGAGTCCTTTGCAGCATATCCCATTGCCGTAAGTGCATCGGTCACGATATCTGAGGTTGTTGCAAGATCCTCCCCTGAGGCTGCAGCCAGGTTCATGATGCCCTCAATACCGGAAAGCATCTGGTCTGTCTTCCAGCCGGCCATCGCCATATAGTTCATGGCTTCTGCTGCATCGGATGCAGAGAACTTCGTCTTAGCACCCATCTCACGGGCCTTTTCGCGCAGTTTATCGAAGTCTTCTCCTGTAGCACCAGATACCGCACGGACCTTAGACATGGATTCATCAAACTCTTTTCCGATCCGTACTGCTGCGCCGCCAAGAAGTCCCGCCATCATGCTGGCAGTACGCATCTTCTGCCCAGCCGCAGATATTTTGCCGCCTAGCGCGGACATTTTAGATGCAACCTGACCTACCTTGCTGCCTGTGATATTGAACTTGATTTGTTCTTTTTCTAGGAGCTTGAGTTTGTTCGTGGTCTCGGTGATTTCACGTTGGATCCTTCTGTAGTCTGCACTTGTCTCATCAAGACCTTCTGCATCCAGTTTCTTCTGGGCTTGTCTTAGCGCATCGAGCTTTGTCTTGGTTTCCGATACAGACTGCGCCAGGAGCTTTTGCTTTTGGCGGATCAGATCAGCATTGCCGGGATTCATTCGAAGGAGTGACTCGACACGTTTCAGCTCGCCTTCCAGGCCCTT